ATGAAGAAAAACTGGCACGTCATCAACGTAAACAGGCGATGTATACCCGAATGGCAGCCTTCCCGGCGGTGAAAACGTTCGAAGAGTATGACTTCACATTCGCCACCGGAGCACCGCAGAAGCAACTCCAGTCGTTACGCTCACTCAGCTTCATAGAACGTAATGAAAATATCGTATTACTGGGGCCATCAGGTGTGGGGAAAACCCATCTGGCAATAGCGATGGGCTATGAAGCCGTCCGTGCAGGTATCAAAGTTCGCTTCACAACAGCAGCAGATCTGTTACTTCAGTTATCTACGGCACAACGTCAGGGCCGTTATAAAACGACGCTTCAGCGTGGAGTAATGGCCCCCCGCCTGCTCATCATTGATGAAATAGGCTATCTGCCGTTCAGTCAGAAAGAAGCAAAACTGTTCTTCCAGGTCATCGCTAAACGTTACGAAAAGAGCGCAATGATCCTGACATCCAATCTGCCGTTCGGGCAGTGGGATCAAACGTTCGCCGGTGATGCAGCACTGACCTCAGCGATGCTGGACCGTATCTTACACCACTCACATGTCGTTCAAATCAAAGGAGAAAGCTATCGACTCAAACAGAAACGAAAGGCCGGGGTTATAGCAGAAGCTAATCCTGAGTAAAACGGTGGATCAATATTGAGCCGTTGGTGGAGATATAAGTGGATCACTTTTCATCCGTCGTTGACACTTGGGTTTAGCAGATTCGATTTCTTTAACGGATAGAGGTTTGGTTTGTCTTGCCATTGCCGGGTTTCCATAGTTTTAGGCACCTCAAAAACAATAAAGCTTTATGAGGTGCCTAACAAGGTGCCTAAAAGGTTCGGATTTAATTAGTTGGCATCAGACTTCGCGGGACAAATTCAAGGCACAAAAAAGCCCGCAGGGCTTGCGCCGTGCGGGCTCTTAGGACTTCATCGGATGACTCTGGTAATCACCGATGGAGAATTTTGGTGGAGCTGGCGGGAGTTGAACCCGTGTCTGAAAAATATTAACCTGTTGTTTTAATTATATATTTATCTGAACATGGCGTTTGCGGCGCTTTTGCGTATCTTCTCTAGACCTTTTGTAGTCCATTTCTCTGGTACAGGTGTAAACCGTAGTGCAAAATCTGCCTCCATATTATCACCACTGAAACGTGCCACTCCACGTTCCAATTTTGTTTGCCAAGTGACTTTTTTAGTTTTACCCTCTATATCTTGATATTCAATAATTAATTTTGGACCAGTGAATGATGAAGAACCGACTAATTTAAGTCTATGTGAAAGATATGCTATATTCAATAGAATATCAATTGCCGCGGTTGGTACAAAAATGTTTTTTGACTTCTTATCTATACTATATGGTAACGAAAAATCAATATCGTAAGGTGTCGATAAAGTATTGTACATATATACTTTTCTTTCTTTTATTATTTTGAACATTCCATACTGGGAGTCGGTTGTAAAAGATTTATCTTCTTTTTTGAATTTTTTCGAAAACAACTCTAAGTATAGATTTATGTTTTTTTTATAATTAAAATCCCAATGATATCTAAGTGAAATTGCCGCCCCCAATCCTATGTTTGAAAATTTTGTTTGTGGAAGCGTAGGGGCTTGTAAGATATCAACATGAAAACCGTTGAAATCGTTAACATTCATCTTGACATTTAAAGTGTCTATCACTAAATTGGGTTTATAAGAGAGCCTTCTTTGAAATATCGTTAACCATATTGCATATAATGCAGCAATTGCTGAAATGAAAGTACCAACTGAAGATATGTAGGTGATTAGTTTGTCGAATGTAATTGTAATCAACTTTAAATCCCCGATTTTAAAAATGCGGGGATTATTAAATATTAATTATGATTATGCAAATGATTTATCGATGTAAAGTTATCATACTCTTTAAGATACGAACCATAGTGCCTGAAAAGCATCTCCGGCCCTTTATGCCCCATTTGAGCTGCAAGCCAAAACAGGTTTGCTCCTCGGCTGATATGGCTGGTGGCGAATGTATGCCTGGTTTGATATGGGTTTCTGTAACGAATACCTGCTTTTCGCAATGTTGGCACCCATGCTTTTTTCCTAATTGCATCAGCACTTGCCCAAGGCTTATTGGTCTTTGGATCTTCAAAGACAGTAGCATCCTTCATGAATGTAAATGGCTTCTGATTTATCAGCGCCAACATTGCCTCTTCTGTCAGTTCAACTTTCCGAGTACCTGCTTTTGTCTTTGTCCCTTTGATAACACCGACAACACTTGCGCTCTGGACATGGGCAGTTTTTCCAACAAAGTCGATATCACGCCATCGAAGGGCACATAATTCAGAACTACGCAGGCCTGTATGTATAGCGAACCGGAACAGATTTTCCCATTGTTTGTTTCCGGCTGCTGCTAGTAATGCATCAACTTCTGCTGGTGATAGCGGATCAACCACGTAGCTGCTTTCTGCTTCTGACTTATCACTTTGGTAGCGCGAAGCAGTTACCAACGATACGGGGTTAATTTGAAGTACCCCATCGGTTACGGCTTCATCAAGTGCTGACCGCAGGAAAGATAACTGGTTGCGAATTGTTTTTAAGGTCGTTTTCTGGCTTTGAATCCACGCTTTCAGGATTGCTGGTGTTAATTCACTTGCAGGGCAAATGTGGAGTGAGGCTAACGCACTACGGCATTTTTTATAACCACCAATCGTAGAGGGTGAAAGTTTTCTCGTTTCGCAGATTTCAAGGTATTCGTCCAGGTACATTTTTACCGTTTTGCCTGCAGCAGCATTACCAAAAATTTTCAAACGAGCAGAACGGGGAAAATATTCCGCATAAATGAATGTTCCCCTTTCGATCTTATTATGAATTTCGCCGAGTGTGCGCTCGGCGTATTTTATGTTCTTTGGTATTACTTCCAGATTGGAAAGAGGCTCACGACATTTAACTCCTTTATAGGTGAAAGTTATATTGATCGTTTCGCCCAGGCGGTGTTTCCTGATTGTTACGCCGCGCGGTAGTTTGAGCAGTTTTGTCTGGCCCATTTTGCAACCTCACTAAGATCAATCCACCTCTCCTTAACGCCTTCAACCTTTAAAACCTGAACACCTTCACGCCAAACACCGCGCTGTACACGTTTGTTTATTGCTTCAGGAGTTTCGCCAGTTTCTTTGCAATAAGTTGAGATTGGAACACAATCGAGGTTCAGCATATGTTTCTCCACTTAGCCCGCTGCACACGGGCAGTAATATCAAATTCCAGTCCTGATAATTAATTTTGTTCCCTGGTTGCTACCTGTTTTATTGGCCTGATGCTGTCCAGTAGCAGACGGCGACGCATGTTAGGTGCCCCCCAACGGTAACCAGTCTTTTTGTCGTAGGATTCACAACGTCCGGCAACCCAGGACGTTTCAGTGGAATGTAATTTCATCCGCTTTTCACCGTCTCGGGTGATAACAATTCCTGTATGAGTTTTTATCACGCTCATTTCTTAGTCTCTGGTGCTTTCGGCATTACTGCCCAGTGAGTGATATTGACGTTTTCAAGGTCCCCGACCTGAAATGTCCACTGCCATTCTCCGGTTTCTTTTTGTCCCCAGGTGTACCAGAGAGAACGCCAGCCAATCAGCCAGCCTTCTCCGTTAGCATCAAATAACAGAACACTTTCATTTGCTGGTGGCAGTTCAGCTGACACTGGTATTATTTTGCTTTCCAGTGCCGCACATTTAGCTTCAAGCGCGTCGAATTTACGTACCAGGTACTCAGCATTTGTTTCGTTCACTTTCAGATCTTGCGGTACACATTTCCCGCGAAGAAACCCTTCCATTTCGAAAACATTTATGCGCATTTGCGTAACTCCGATAATTCGTTAAAGCGTTCCATAAACATCCCGTAGGCATGGCCTGGAGCCAGTGGAATCACGTTGAACATCTCTGTTGCCGGGATACCTTCCAGCACAGGCCAGAAAGAGCCATCATCAAGCCCGAGATCGCGGCGTTCGGTTGCCAGCATGATGAGATCGGCATATTTCACGGGTGTACTCATAACCGGGGGTAACCCGTATTTCTCACGGATTACGGCGTCTATTTTTTCTTCCATCCGTTTATAGTCAGGAAGAAGGCGTTTCAGTGGAGCCGGGATGTCCTGGCAATACGCTTCTGTTGCATCATGCATTAACGCTTCAAAAGCAAATTCCTGCGGTACCAGCTGGCTGCAAAGCACCGCATGTTGGGCGACGCTGTAGAAGTGTGAAAGATGGCCGGCAAAGCGACAGATATTTGAAAGGGAAACCGCGATATCGTTAATATCGATGTTGTCTTTATTTATCCTGTCATAATAAAAATGCTTCCCGGAAAAAGTTTTAATAAATGACATTTTGTTCTCCACGTTATATGCGCTGCACCGCGCTGAATTTTGGTTAAAGAAAACCCTCGCCTTCAGGCGATTATTGAGTCAATTACGTTTCCATAAATGCCCCCGCAGGGGCATTTGCAGTAATGAAATCAGGCGGTGAAAGTCCCAATAAAGGTTTCTACTTTGCTGTCCTTGAATTTCTCAACAAGCAGATCACGAAATTCGTTAGCCATATCTTCCTGCACCGCTTCCAGCTGAATAATGCGCAGAACCAGTACCGGACGATCGCCAGTGATAATGCTGAGGCGTAATTTAAACGGACGTTCTTTCAGACCTTCAAACGGAACGCATTTAAACTCAAATGCCACTGGCATAATGTCTTTGGTCTTCGCTTCGACAGACTCCATCAGGGAGCGTTTGCCGCTGAAGTCATTATCTTCAAAATCAGCAGTCTGGTTTGCTTCAATCGTGATTTTACGGACCGCCGCAGCCGCTTTTGTTGCCTGAATGGTGTCACCATTAGCATCAAAGCCCACAAGGTAGTCGGCCCAGTCTTCAATCCATTCTGCCAGTGATTTCTGGGAGTTACGCTCGCCATTAACAGACAACAGAGCAGAGAACGGTGCTGTCTTTTTCAGTTTGAGAGTGGCGGTGTTATCTGCGTGACCTGGTTCATCAATAGTACCCAGGTTAAGCACACTGACGGCACGCATATTATCGGCATCGATAAAGCAGCGGGTGCCTTCATCTGCAAGATCTTTAGAATAACGGGTAAAGTCATCGATGCTGGCAGTGGAAAGCGCACCACGGAAACGGAAACGATTTAAATTAAATTTTTCCAGATCATGAATGCGGAAATTCTCAGGCAATGCCACAGCATCGGCACCAATCTTACTGATAATTTCATTAACACCCTGAGCAGAAATAAGGGCATGGATTTGATTAATTGCGGTTGCGTCTAAGTTCTGAGACATAATAAGTCCTCACTATATAAAGATATTCAGTGATGAGATAAATAATCAGTTAATTAAGAACGATATTAACGACCTGCTGCGCGGAGTTTTCCGTCAGGTTCACCGGCAAGAGTCAGTAATTGTCCCTGGTCTTCCTGCAGAATAGTCAGGCGACCACCGCGATTGACATACATCGGCGTTTCGGTGGTGTCTTCTTCGGAAATTTTCCCGCGGTTAGTCGGGCGAACATATGAGAGTTTGTGTTTGATTTTCACACGGTTCTCATCAAATGGTTCGATTTCCAGGTTGAGTGAGACCTTACCTTTGGTTTTCGTGTTCATCACACCTGAAGCGACTTCACTGAGAACTGCGCCGATTTTGGTTTCAAATACGCCGCCGTCCAGCTCCCCGATAAATGCCTGCACATCAGTACTGCGTTCGCTAGCCATTTTGCTGCTCCTCATCATATCGACCCTGCAAGGTCGGTTGGTTTCTCCACAAAACAGAGAAGAACACCTGCGGTGGCAGCCGCCCGGGTGGATTGGGTTATGAGCCCGTCGTCCGGTGATGCTCTTCTCTGTTTTGTAAAAAGGACGGTACCAGCCGGAAGCAAGGGTACAAACTGGTACCGCCAGGACTACACACAGCATAAAGTTGTGGTGCCGGGTGCCTCCCGGTGCCTGGCGAAGGTTGCACACCAGACGGGTGGGTATCCACAGAAGGTCGACTGTCAGCCTCAACCTTAACCCGCGTGCGCTGAGCCGCATTCACCACAACGCTAAGGATTCTCTCTGGTTGAAAATACTTAGCTGTTATGTGCCTGTCTTTTCACCACTTCAGGCTCGGTGGTATCCTTTTAAGCCCGTATACATAAAAGGAAAATCAAATGACTTTTGATGAAAAAGAACTTGATAATGCAATTAATAAAATCATCGTAACGTCGCTCTTTTCCTGTCTCAGCGACACTCAGCAGAAACAGTTCTACGAATCGGCTTTCAACATGATCGAGCGTTGTTGTTTCTGCGATGCCGACGAGTTACCTGAAAAAATCAGGAAACAGTTGGCTGATGCTCTTCGAGTGCGACTTTCTGACCAATTTTCTGAAATGTGCTCTCCGAATTTGGACAAATAGAAAAAGGCCATTTCCATTCAGGGTCTGATGGAAATACTTCAGCCTGTTCCAAAGCACGGCGTAAAGAGAACACAACTCCAGCCATAATCTGATGTTTCCCATTGGTCCAGCTATCGCCGCTCTGATCTACAGGGGCGGCTATGTCGTATGACCAAACGACTTCACAGTTATTGTTTAAAATCTGGACTTTCATTTCATACACCTGCTTTAACATGAGTGCCTAGTGGCACAACATGACTCAACGAATCATCCTGGACTTCATATGCCCCAGGCGGCTACTTCGTGGGCGTCCTGCCTGTTCGTTTTTGACATTTACTGACTGCTTACGACACATGCACCGTGTTGCAACCAGATTTTGTTGTAATCCTGTAGTTGGTCTGGAACAAAAGATAAAATTAAATTGCGAGATATGCAAGTGATATTTGCGAGATATGCAAATTTATAGGTAATAAAAAGCCACCTTTCGGTGGCCGATGGATGGGATATTGAGGTTAATTATGTCTCTTAAGGGTTTGCGACTGACTGATTAAGACCTTTCCAAAGACCATGAATCGGTGTTCGTTTTCGCTAGTAATTCCCCATTCACGGTAAATCTGGTTATCAGAAATCACCAGCAGTTTGTCAGGAATCATTTGAAGTCTTTTAACGTATATTTTATCATCAAAACCAAAGACATATATACCATCACCATCAAACTGATTGATGCTGACATCAACGAAGATGAGATCTCCTGGCTCAATGGTTGGACACATACTGTCCCCACGAACGTTGATAACTTTGATGTGATTGGCTGGTCGTCCGCCGAACATTGATACAGCATTATCAGTTCTGTATTCGATGGCATGAATCACATCAATGACATCACCGCCCTGGATAAGGCCATTTCCCGCACTGGCACTGATATCCAGCATTTCAATACGGAACACATCCTTCACCTGCGCAACATCCTCATTATTACTGTTTTTATATACAGTATTACTTTTGTGGGCAGAGGTAAAGAGATCAGCAATATCAACACCTAAGCTCTTGGCAATATTACTCAGTGTTTGTTCGGTAAATTGTTTTTGCTTACCCGTTTCTAAGCGCGAGATGTTCGCCGCATCTACTCCTATCGCTTCAGCGAGATCGGCGATTTTCATGTTCTTCGCTTGGCGAAGTTGTCTGACTCGGTTTCCTATGTTCATGCGTTTATTACATTTCTTTATTGCGTGATAAGCAAATCAACTTGCGCAAAATAATTGCGTGAAATAACATGCATAACGCGCAATATTTGGAGAGCATATGCAATCACCATTACGAAATGTGCGTAAGGCGCATGGTTTCACTTTGCAGCATGTTGCTGCGGGTGTTCAAGTCAATCCAGCGACGTTGAGTCGTATTGAGAGGCTGGAGCAGATTCCATCTATCGAGCTTGCAGAACGTTTAGCCAATTTTTTTAAGGGTGAAGTCAGCGAAATGCAGATTCTTTATCCGGCACGTTTTCAATCTAGCCAAAACCAGAATGGGTTTAAACCACAGGAACAGGAGGTGAACCGTGGGTAAGCATCACTGGAAAGTAGAAAAACAGCCTGAGTGGTACGTGAAAGCTGTCAGAAAAACTATCGCAGCGTTGCCGGGGGGGTACGCTGAAGCTGCTGACTGGCTGGATGTAACAGAGAACGCATTATTTAACCGCCTTCGTGTAGATGGCGATCAGATTTTCCCGCTGGGATGGGCAATGATTTTGCAACGTGCTGGTGGAACTCACTTCATTGCTGACGCTGTGGCGCAGTCTGCAAATGGCGTCTTTGTGTCTCTTCCTGATGTCGAGGATGTGGACAACGCCGATATCAACCAACGCCTGCTGGAGGTCATTGAACAGATCGGCAGTTATTCAAAACAGATTCGTTCAGCAATTGAAGACGGTGTAGTGGAACCGCATGAGAAGACAGCAATTAACGACGAGCTGTACCTCTCAATTTCGAAGCTGCAGGAGCATGCAGCACTGGTCTACAAAATTTTTTGCATTTCAGAAAGTAATGACGCCCGCGAGTGTGCAGCTCCGGGCGCCGTGGCGTGTCGTGACTGTGGAGAAACTAACGCATGAACAGTTTAAC